TGATGGTGTCCATTATGGAGAATTAGCTGCCTTTACAGATGATAAGGGTGATTATTGGATACCAACGAAAGCTCCAGATGCCTTTGATGTATATTAGAAGATCCAAGGACCTTTAAGTTCATCCCATTCTTTATCAATAATACAATGGTCACATATCACTACGCTTTGTTGAATAAGTGTAGAAGCTTCTTTTCTTTGTTCGGTATTACGACCATAACGAAAAATGTTATGTTTTATTTTGTTGTGATAAGGATACCATCGTAAATATCTTTCAGTTGTTTCTCCACAAACTGAACAAACCTTATCTTCAAAAGTTTTTAATAGAGCTCTTTTTCTTCCCAAATCACGCATCGGTGTATAGTTTCCTTATTTATTTTTATTTATCACTACACAACAGTGTTTTTAGAAAACTTCAGAATACTAAATAATAAGAATACAAAAAAATGAAGATGTAATTTATATTATCTTTTTTACAATAGACCTAGGAGAGAAACAACATGGGAGATTTAGTCTCACCTGGTGTACAAGTAAAAGAAAAAGACCTAACAACTACCGTAAGAAGTGAACCCACAAGTGTAGGTGCCATGGCTGGCATTTTTACTAAGGGACCTATTTCATCAGTAGTAACTCTTTTTTCGGAAGAAGAATTGGTAGATATTTTTGGTAAGCCTAACGGCACCAATTATGAATACTGGTTTACGGCAGCGTCTTTTTTATTATACTCTAATACACTAAGGGTAGTTAGAATGGAAACTGGAACTGGAGCCACAGCTGTAGTTAATAGTTGTGTTTCGGGCAGTGCAATTCTAATCAAAAATAATGACCATTACGAAAACGGTGATGGTACTACAGGTCCTTTTAATACTGGTACTGCCGCTGTTGGTGAATGGGCTGCAAGAACAGGCGGCGCTTGGGCGAATACCCTAAGAGTCGAAGCTTGCAACACAGCCGCTGGCTATTCGGAAACAGCAAAAACTACAACGACAGCAGTGATGGCAGCAAATGTTGCAGTTGTTCCTTTAGCATCTGCCACTGGTTTTAGTGTAGGAGATATTATCTATCTACAAGAAGCTAATGGTCAGAAATATCGCATTACTGAGATTAATAGTCTTAATGCAACAATCGTAAGATATCCAACAACAAGTGCGCTTGGAGTAGCCAGTGCAATTGCTTCTGGTGTTTCGGTTGATAGGGAATGGCGTTGGGCCGACCAGTTTGATAAAGCACCGGGAACTTCACAGTTCTGTACGGATCGTGGTGGTTTAAACGACGAAATGCATATTATTATACTAGATGAAGATGGGGAAATTTCTGGAACGACAAATGCTGTTTTAGAAAAATATGAAAATGTATCTAAGGGTTCTGATGCCTTGCAAATCGATGGCACAGCAAATTATTATGCTGATGTTATTTTTGCTAGTTCAGGTTATATTTATTGGATGGATCATCCGGCAGGCGCAACTAACTGGGGTAGTTTATGTAAAGGTATTACATTTACTGTTCCGACAAATGCTATTGATGCGAATAGTTTAGTTAATGGTTTAGGTGGTACAACTGCACCAACAGAAGGACAACGTCAGATTGCTTATGATTATTTCAAGAATACAGATGAAGTAGATATTAATTTGTTGATGGCAGGACCTGCTACAGTTGGTAGCGGCACGGCATCAACTCACGGAGTGTATATTACAGATTTAGTAGACGCCAGAAAGGATTGCGTGGGATTTATTTCACCTGCTAAGAGTGATATTATTCCTATCGCACAATCCTATACACAAACTAAAAATGTTAAAGATTACTTTGATTTGTTAGCAAGTTCATCTTATACTGTCTTTGATAGTGGTTATACAAAAATGTTTGACAAGTACAATGATGTTTTTCGGTGGGTGCCTCTTAATGGACACATTGCCGGTTGTTGTGCTCGTACAGATGCCTTAGAAGATCCATGGTGGTCACCTGCTGGTATTGCTCGTGGGCAAATTCGTGGTTCTGTAGGTCTTGGGTATAATCCAAGTCAAGGAGAACGTGATACTCTTTATCGTGCTCGTATCAATCCAATTGTTGCTTTCCCAGGGGAAGGTACAGTTTTATTTGGTGATAAAACTGGGTTGGCTAGAAACAGTGCATTTAGTAGAATTAATGTTCGACGTTTATTCCTCACTATTGAGGAGGCTTGTAAAGTGGCCGCTCGTTCAATACTTTTTGAATTCAACGATGAGTTTACGAGAGACCAATTTAAAGCGATGGTTAATCCATATTTAAGAGATGTACAAGCACGAAGGGGTATGACGGACTTCCTAGTTGTTTGTGACGAAACCAATAACACTGGTCAAGTTATCGACAATAACGAATTTCGAGCTGATATCTTTGTGAAACCTGCACGCTCTATTAACTTTATCACATTGACCTTCATCGCAACACGAACTGGTGTTGATTTCGCTGAAGTTGTCGGTGCGGTCGGATAAGGGGGAAATAACAAATGGCTAATGTTAATGATTTTGTTAATAGACTCTCTGGCGGCGGCGCTCGTGCTAATCAGTATCAAGTAAGATTGGCGGGTCCTGGAGTTAATACCGAAATGTTAAGTTTCTTATGTAGGTCTGCTACAATGCCAGCATCAAGTATTGGTGAGGTAGCTGTACCTTTCCGTGGTCGAGTAGTATATGTAGCTGGCGAACGTACATATGCAGACTGGACTGTTGGAATTTTTAATGATGCAGGTTGGACAATTCGTAGTCAATTGGAAGCATGGTCTAATTCCGTTATGGATATGGGTGCTACAACCGGTGGGTTGCAGTCTCCTGAATCTTATTACGGCGAGGCTGATATACAACAACTTTCAAGAAACGAAGATGTTATTTGGCAGGCACATTTATATTCTGTGTGGCCAACTAATATCGCCGAGATTCCTCTTGCTTATGATACCAACGATATAGTTGAGGAATATGATGTAACATTCCGATTTAACTATATGACAACAGGTCCAACAGGAACTGGAATAGGAACTTCGTAAAGTCATTCTATGAATTTGTATAAATAGTAGTATGGCAGATTTTTTTGGTTTTGAAATAAAGAGAAAGGGTGAGGTCACGAAGGGTAAATCCTTCGTGGCCCCGTCCGACGAAGAAGGTACACTAGATATTGCTGGTGGGGCTGGTTTTTTTAGTCAGTATATTAACCTTGAACGCACAGCAAAAAATGATTGGGACCTCATTCGTAAATATCGCACCACAGCGGAAAACCCCGAATGTGACCAAGCGATAGAAGATATCATCAATGAAGCTATTACAGCTGATGAAGATGATACCTCCGTTAAACTCAATTTAGATATGACAGACCTTTCTGGTTCTATTCAGAAAAAGGTTAATGAAGAATTCAAAGAAGTTTTAAGACTTCTAGATTGGAAGCATAAAGGTAATGATATCTTTAAGAGGTGGTATGTTGATAGTAAACTTTTCTATCATATAATCATAGATGAAAATTCTCCTCGCAAAGGTATATCGGAAGTTCGTTATATTGATCCTAAATTTATCAAGAAAGTTCGTGTTATTGAAAAGACTAGTGATCGAAAGACAATGGGTCCTGCGAACAATGTAGATTTAGTTAAAAAAACCCAAGAATTTTTTATGTATAATGAAGCCGGTGTTTATCCTAGTATGAGTGGCGGCGGTGGTAAAGACGGTTCTGGTCTTAAAATTTCGCCAGACTCTATTGCTTATGTAACTTCTGGCATTTATAATCCCACGACTAAACAGGTTTATGGTTTCCTTCAGAAGGCTATCAAACCTACTAACCAACTCCGTATGATGGAAGATGCGTTGGTTATCTATCGTATTAGTAGAGCACCAGAACGCAGAATTTTTTATATTGATGTGGGCAATCTACCTAAACCTAAGGCAGAAGCTTATCTTAAAGATGTAATGAGTCGTTATCGCAATAAGGTGGTGTATGATGGTTCTACTGGTGAAATAAAAGATGACCGAAACCAAATGTCTATGTTAGAAGATTTTTGGTTGCCTCGCCGTGAAGGTGGTCGAGGTACAGAGATTACAACATTGCCTGGCGGACAGAATCTTGGTGAGATGTCAGATGTAACATACTTCCAAGAAAAACTTTATCGTTCACTAAACATTCCAGTTTCTCGCCTTTTAACAGATAGCGGATTTAATATGGGTAGAGCTTCTGAGATTCAACGAGATGAAATAAAATTTAGTAAGTTTATTCAAAAACTACGAAAAAGATTTGCAGGGTTATTTACAACTCTCTTAAAGACCCAATTAATACTGAAAGGTATTATGACCATTGAAGATTGGGATATTATGAAAGAGTCCCTGGTTTATGATTTCAATGATGATAATCATTTCCATGAAATTAAAGATGCAGAAATTTTATCAGGTCGTATTGAACAGTTGGGTACATTAAGTGAATATATTGGAACATATTTTTCAAAAGAATGGGTACGTAGGAGAGTATTAAAACAAACCGATCTCGATATAGCAGCTATTGATAAACAAATAGCAGTTGAAAAGAAAAGTGGAGAAATAGATAGTAAAGCAGGACTTGGTTTAGGAGGTCCAGAAGGAGGATTTGGAGATCCAAGTAGAGGTGTAGAACAGGATCCATATGATGATTACGATGATATGGCACCTGAAGTTTAAAAAAGTTATAAATATAGAAAGAGGATTATATTATGAGTAAAGGTTTTGTTGATGCTGTAGTAGCCGGTGACCTCAATACAGCTGGCGATGAATTTTTACAAGCAGTGCAGGCTAAGCGTGACGCTGATTGGGAAAATGCCAAACTAAATTTAGCACACCAAGCTTTTGGTGATGCTGAGGCGCCTGACGCTTTAGAAGAGCCAGAAGAAGCGCCCGAACTGGTAGCAGATGCACCAGAAGTTCCAGAGGAATTTGAGGAAGAAGAATGAAATTAATATCTGAACACGTTGA